CTTTGTCGTCTTTGTGTGCGTAAAGCTGTGCGTAGAACACGCAAGCATCGCCTGAGTAATTCATCATCGTGGTGTGGATCCGACCGTCGGGGTATGCAGCCCACCATCGGACTAAGCGTTGCTCGACTGTCTCGTAGTTGCTCAGATCGAATGCCATCAGCAGACGACCCAGACGATCGCATCGTTGCCTGAGATGGTTTTGCGTGTGCGTCCCGAATCCATGACAAGAGCGTCGCGCACAAGTGACACACGCGAAGGTCGGACAGTGTTACCGGACATTTCAAGTGTGCGTTCTAATTCTTCGTCTGTCATTCCACCGAAGAGCTTGATTGCGTTGTAGATCTTTTGACGCTTGGATCCTGATCGTGGAAATGCGTTCTTGGCAGCGCTTAGTGATGTTGGATGCGCTTTCTTTGCTGTGATAACAACATTGCGATTGACTGTTGGCACATATTTAGTGCCACCGAGTCCTGTCGTGATCTGGAATAGTTCTGGCTGATGGTCGGACATGTCGGATGCCTTTTCTATGAGTGCGCTTCAAGCGCTTTGATTGCTTGGTCCAGTGTAGTCACATCGTAAAGTGGCATCGGATCATTCAATGAGAGTGAGTTCTTCATTGTGCGAAGCCGACGGATGATTGATGCGTGAGGGTTTTTGCTAACCGCCAGAATGTCATCCATGAGACCGAAGATTGCCATTGTGTGATTTGTTTGCATCGCTTGCTCCAATACCATTCTGCGTGTTTCTTCGGACAGTTCGCCTTGATTCCATGCAACACCTTCGCTCATTTGACGCTCCAAGGTCCCCATCCGAAGCCGTAACGCTCCATGCCGTAATTGTAAATCGCTAATCCAGCGAGCAAGTTAGTCTGAGCCTGTAACAGATCTGCAGGCTTGGCGATGATCCCTTTGCCGATGAGCCATTTGTGCCATGACCCGTTGATCTGCAGCAGTCCGCGTGATCCGCCAAATGGGTCTTTGCGATTGATCGCGTTCGGTGTGCAGTTTGATTCGCGCTTCATGATGGACTCGAGGACTGTGCGCTGTTCCGGATCCCAGCCGAGGTTGATGGCAAGAGCTGAGAATTGTTCGCATGCGCTTGAGTATGGGTCGATGAAAATCGTGGAGCTGGTCGTAGTAGTCGGCTCAATCAAATATGGCTGGACGCTGATCGGCGCTAGGGCAATAGTCCCAGAGGGCTCTTTAGACGCGCTAGGAGCCCCTGTGAGAGCCGTAAGCCCGAAGACTGTGCAAAGCACTAGCCCAATCAATTTCTCTGCTAGATAGTTCATTTTTTCTCCAGTGGTATGGGCACGCCCCATGATGAAGCGTGCGATCTGAATGCGATTTGTCCTAGTAGATATTTTCCCGTTTCGGGCTCTGTGAAGATTTGTACGAGGATCTCTTGTCCGTTATCCATCACGCCGATATAGACGCTGTAATCGAATATCTGTGGCTCACTCATAATCACTTGCCTTCCGTCGGTAATTCGACCTTAGGGCATTGGTCAAGCTTTGGGTGGGATTTCCCCGAAGACCTTTAGGAATGCAGCTTTCACCCAGATCACTGAGTCTGCAGCTTGTGGTGTGATCTCAATGTGGAACCAGTCGCCCGGCACGCCATGAAGTGTTGGTTTGTCATAGACCTTCCACGCATAGCGGTCACATCTCCATGCTCTTCCGTTCGGACCTACATAGTCGAGGATGCACTGGAGACCGAGGTCGTTCGCATTGGCAACAAGTTTATCAATGAACACGAGAGCTTCTTTGCGTCCAGCTTTAGGATTCTTCTCGCTGTTGCGATATGAAAGATCCACAGCTCTGCCAGTCGCGTGAACTGAAAGCGATCCGGGCTTTCCGCGCATGTCACGCTGACCCCATGATCCGTTGTTCCAAAGCGATCCGTTTGATGCAGCGATTGCTTGCTTGATCCATTCGTTCATCCCTGCTCGAGGAGCTGGTGATGCTCCGTCAGCGTTGCCTATGTAGTCCCTAGCGTTCGGGACTCCAGCTTTAGCTTTGGCTATTGCCACGACCGAAAGCCAGATCTTTAGGGTTCACATATCGAATCAACACTGGCACAAGTGCAGCGAGTGCTGCTTTGCCGAGGTCGGCTGGGTCTGTGTTGCCTGTGGAATACACCGCGATGACAGCTGCAATCACTGAGCGACCGTATGAAGCGAGTAAGGCTTTGTCTTTAGCTTTCATGGTTGTCATCCTTTGTTTTGCTCTTGAGTCCGTTTGATGCAAGTAATCCTATTAGACCGCCACTCAATGTCATGAGCATCGGGTTCAGGACTGAGAAAGCTTCTGCATCGTTTGGTGCTTGCTCGAGTGGCTGGGTCACGAAGAGCAGACCATATAGCAAAGTAAAGATTGAGCCGACGAACGCGCATGTCAAACCGATGCCGACTACAAGGATGAGTCGTGCTTTGATTTCGTCGTTGGTGTATCTAGCCACAGCGACCACCGCCGACTGCAATTTCTGTCGTAAGTGTGATTGCTTTGTTTTTGGTGCGAATGCAGTTCATTCGAGTCCGATCAGAACACCCAGCACATCCCCACATAACGACAGCGATGAGCATGCCGTAGCCGACTAGATAACGCCAGCGCATCAGTCAATCGGTGGTGGATAGTTTGGATCAGCATCCAATTCAGCGGTTTTAGCGACAATAGCTGCGTTAGTTGGCCGTAATGCTGGGTCATCCATCCATTCAAGATCGCTAACCGTTCCCGGCATATTTAGACGCCAAGTTGTATTTGGTGCTAATTCGTGTACAGCGTTTCCAACATTTGTTCCATGTACTGGCTTAGTCATGCAATCCTCGTTACTTTTAATATTCCGTAAACTTCGCTTTCAGAACCGCCAGATGCCACACCTAAACCGTTTGTTGCTGTAGCGGCTTGAACATAATATTGCAACTCAAAGTTTTTTGATGCAGCAATTGTGAAAGAGCCAACCAATAACGCTGCTGTTCCCGTTGACCCACCGAAGTTGTTGCTGTTGCCAATTAGGGTTGTTGTGCTGTCGGTTGTGTTGCGTAACTTTAATTTTCCATAACCAACATTAAAAAATGTCGCGGACGCTTCAACGGTGTATGTGCCGGCTGCAAGGGTTATTACACTTGATGCAATAGAGCATCCTGCAATGTTGTTTACATTGGTCGTATTAAGAACTCGTTTTGTCCAAGTAGTAGCAACACTTGAACCGCCATTAGTTCCCGCTGCTTGAGTTTCGTTAAAAATAGCAATATCGGAAAAGTTGTCTAAAACGCTATTCAGTTGCGCGGCAGTAAGTACTGCGCCTGATACAAAGTCTGTCCATTTTGCTGCCATAATTGCTCCTAACTTAGTGCGTAAATCGTGTCGAGTGTGGAACTGTCAAGAATGAAAAGCTGATAGACGGTTGTCGGCGATGTGTAGATCGTGACCTGATGTGGCTGGCTGTACGAGATTCGATGCTCAATGCCTTCGATGAAGGACTCCTGTGCGATGACGCTTGTGGTCGTGGATGAGGTTGTGATGGTCTTCTCAACGCTGATCGTGTCGCCGATTTCCAAAATTGCCACATTGTCGCGCTCGCCTGTAGAGAGCATCTGGAAGCCTGTGTTCACGCTGGTCAGCGTCGCGGTCGGTTCGCCTTGGATCAAATAAGAAGCAAGAGCAAGAGCTGCAGTGTCGTTATGGACAAGGCTTTCGGTGTAGGCGACAGCTTGGATGAAGTACTTGGATTGGCTTGCTAGGTCATCAACTGTTTCTGGTCCTGTGGCTCCGAGATGGGTAACGCTTGCACGGTTGATTACTTTGTCCGCGCCGAAGTTGATGGACACAGAATCGTAGGGATAGTGGCTTGGGTTGTTGTCACCAAAATCCACAGAAGCTCCAGCAAGTGTTGCTCCAATTCTTTTTTGGAAGACAAAGCGCCCCGACCTGTCCACGAAAGCTCTGCCTTGCTCTGCAGCCATGATGTCATTGAGATAGCCCTGAGCATTAGATCCGGACGGAACTGTGTAGGCAGCTGCACCGCCGAGTGTGACCGCCGAGGTCTCTATGGATTGCTGACCGACACCTTGGAAAGCATCCACTTCTGGAAGTGCGAGAAGTTCTACTACTCGAGCGGAAGCGACTTGCTCGGTGACATTCCATTCGTCTAGGAACGCTTGCGAAAGAAGATACTGGTCATCGATTGCTTGGATGTTCACTAGGTCGTTGCCATCAAGATTGAATTGATAGTCATAATTGACGATAAAGCCTTGAAAGAGTGACTCGGCAACATTGAGAGAGTTGTATCGGTAGAAGCGCACTCGACGCATAGGTGCAATGCCGGGCTCATTGTTCGCAGGATCGTATGTCGGCGAGTCAGTGTTGAATGGGTTGAAAGCACCTTCGGCAAGTTGGTCATTGAGTGTGAAGTTCATGATGCCGGGCACGAACTGATCTCCGATGTCGCGTCGTCCTCGAGTGATGGACACATCAAGAACTCCTGTGGTCACATCAGCGAAGTCTGTCGTCGGTCCTAGTGGGTAGGTCGGATCGTCAAGAATGCCCTTGACGCTGGAGTCCAGCACAAAACTTGAAGAGTCCCATCCAGTATCAATCTCTAGAAGATATTCACCCGACTGGATGACGGATGCGCTCATTAGTATCTGCCAGAGATAGGACGGACCGCGATGTCAGCTGGACCCGATGCACGGTTAAAGCTCTTCACAGCGTCAATGACAACCTTGCCTGTCTGAGCGTTGGTCATGACTCCGCCGTTCACATTCACTGTGTAATTGTTGCCACCTCGAGCAGCTGCAGCTCCGCCGACAGCCGAGGTCGGTGATGCTGGCGCGCCTGTGTTGATCGTGGAGACCGTGTTGGCAAAGTTCGCTCCAATGCCCTTGACATCTGCGAGCTTGAGGTTCGGGTTCTTGAGCAATAGTTCTGCAGCTTGAATTGCTGATTGCACGCCTGCCAAGTACTGCTCGCCTTGCGTGACTCCAGCTTGATAGAACTTGTCTGCAGCAAGCTTGCCCAAAGCATCCGCCACAAAGTTTAGGTCACTGACTAGCTGGTTGATCCCATTGGGTCCTGTAATCGCTTCTGAGCCACCTCGAATCAGTTCATCGGCGATTGCACTTCCAGCCTCTTGACCAGCCTCTAGAACGCGTTTGAGCGCGTCTTGTGACAACTCCATTGAGAGGAGTTTTTCAATCTTTGATCCGAAGGCTTTTGCTCCGTCAGCCTGTGCTGTGAGCTGGGCGAGGATAGTTGTTCCGGCTTCCTTCGCTGCGTCGGCTGCACCAGAGATTGAGAACTCGCCAGTGACCGACTCGGCGACCGTTCCCTTGAAATCGTCGTATGCCTTCTTTGCTTCTTCAAGCTTGCCCTTGGCTGTGTCAAGTGCTGTGCTGAATTGATCCGTCAGCTCTTCTCGAGCCTTCTTGATTTTTTCCGCCATCTTGTCCACCGCGCTACCAGCACCACCAGCAGCAGTATCAAGACCAGTGACCGCCTCGGTTGCAAGGGTCCCATTGTCTGCCATGCGCTGAAGTTGTGAATTGCTGTATCCCTGCGTCGTGTTGAAAGCGCCGAGACTGTCTTTCATTCCGTCCATCTGGCGCTTGTAAAGAGCGAAGGCTGCAATGCCTGCGATGACGACTGCGATGCCGATACCTGTCGCGATCTGGACAGCCGTGAAGGATGCTGCGAGCGCATAGTTCACTGCAGCTGTGATGACGCTGATGGCTTTCCATGCAGCCATTGCGATATTGGCTCCGACGATTGCTGCAGCAATTAGTCCGAAAGCGGTCGCGATGCCAATGATGACAGCTGTGTTCTTTTGTGCCCAAATAGCAAAGTTTGTGAACGCGCCGACCATGACCTCAACGACTGGAAGAAGCGCGGTTCCGATTGCTTCTTTGGCTTCACCGAGTTGGATAGTGAGGTTCTTGAACTTGCCCTGAGCAGTGTTCGCAGCGGTTGAAGCAGCGCCACCGAAAGTCGATGCGAGCGACTGCATGACCTCATCAACTGACGCGCCATCTTTGATGAGCTTGAAAAGCTCTGGCGATAGTTGCTTGATCGCTTTAGTGTTTCCGCCGTAAGCCTTAGACACAGCATCAGCGACTTCTTGAACGCCCTTGCCTGTGGCAGCCGAGACATCGAGGACGGTCTTGAGCGCGTCCTGTGCGGTCGCTAGATCGCCTGTACCACGCACAAGGCTTGACAGTGCCGGACGAAGTTCATCGTCAGCAACTGCAGCTGCTCTTGAGATTGTGCTGATGAAGTCTTCGTTGGCTTGGATCTGTTTGTCGGTTGCTCCTGTAGTTGCTTGAAGCTGGCGCGCAAGTTGTGCCTGTGCAGCCTGATCTTCTGCAGCAGCCTTTGAGCTCATGACAAGCCCAGCTGTCAATCCTGCGATTGCTGCAGTTGCCGGAAGGAATGACTTCTTGAGAGCGAACGATGCCTTCTCCGCGTTTGTTTCAAGTGCCTTGAATTGCTCGAATGTTTTTTTGAGTCCGTCACCTTGGAAGTCTGTGATGATGGGGATGCGAATAGCCATTAGATGTTGCTCCTAGATAGCGCGACCGTCAGTTGTCGCTCGACTTCTTCTGTGATGTTTTTGATGGCTGCTTCAATGTTGTCTGTGTTGGCTTCTACTGCAGGCCACATTGAGCGCGAAGCTTTGCCGAAGGTCTTGTCCATGTTTTCGATGAGAGTGTTGTTCCACTCATAGGTCCCACCTTTGCGCTTCTGAGACGAGGACGATCTGCCACCACGACCAGCAATGTCAAACACAATGCCGGCAGGGTTCTTCTGCTGGATGATGAACGCGCTCAGAGTTTCGTATTGTGCGCCTTTGTCCATGTTGCGTTGGCGTGCGCGTCGAGTATCAATCTTGACCGTGATATTCCTGTTCGCGACTGCCTTGTCCCAAGGGAAGATGTGTCGCCATTTACGACCGAAGCCACGCATGACGGTCACGCCGATACCTGTTGGGAGATTGTTGCGCGCGTCCGAGATTGTCGGCTGCATAAGTGCGCGATAGTCCTTGGTGATCTGTCGGCGTAGATCTGGGGCGAGTTTGTTCAGCGTCTTGAGATCTTCCTTGATCCCAAATACTTGAACGCCAGTTCTCGCCATGTTCTCACTTCCTGTTTCTTTCCTCTAACACAGTAGTGACAGTGAGTAGGTCGGCGGTGTCAAACTCTTCTTCGTAAAAGCGCGGAGCCCACGAAAGAGCAACCAGCAATTCTGCTAGGAGCCTTCGGTGAGTTCCGCGTGGGTAGGGTTTTCTATTTCCTCAGCGCTCACTTCTACCGAGTCGAGCTTGGCAATGAACTTGTCAAACTCTCCCGGCACGACGATCTTCGCTTGCTTGCATGCTTCCCACGCCAAGAACGCAAGATCTTCAACACCGATCCCGTTCGCCATGTCTGACGCTTTGCGCTTGAACCTTCGTTCCCATGCAACAAGTGTGACCAGATTGGTCGTCACTTCGTATGGGTCTTTGCCACTCTCTGTCACCTTTAGGTGCAGTTTCATTTCTTCTCGCTTTCGTGTCGGACCGGTACGCGGTCAGATTTATGGGTTCGTCGTGTCCTCGGTATAAACACCACCATTGAATGTCACGGAGATGGTTCCGAGAGCACCCAAAGATGTGACTACTGGCAGAGCTGCCAAGAATGTTCCAGTAAATGTCAAGCCCGGGTTTGTTGCCGAATCAACTGCGCTAGTTGGCTTCACGATCACATTGGTGGATGTGCCGACAAGACCCTTAAGTGTTGCCCAAGTTTCGGTCGCTGCAAAGCTTGCGTAGAAGTCGAGTGTGATTGAGTGTGATCCGAGACCTGACACATACTTGCGTGATGTGTCGCCGAAAGCGGTTGCTTCGAGCTGGTCATAGTTGATGTTCACGGTCGCGCCGGTGCACTGATCCGATAGATCTACCGAGTTCACTGTTACGACTGGGGATGAGAGATAAGTGCTAGTTGCCATGATTACTCCTTGGATGCTTTCTTAGGTTTAGTTTTAGCAGGTTTTTCTTCTTCTGTGGTTGATACCTCAGCGCGCTCGGTAATGAAGCCACCAGACAGAAGTGCGCCGACATTGATGCCAGCCTTCGGTTCGTATAGGTCTCCAATCTTGCCAAGCTTCTGGGATGCGATAAAGAAGCTCATGATGTCTGAGCCTGTACTTCAATCATCATCTCGTATGCGGGAAGCACCACGCCACCGACATCGACGCTGGTCGGGGATCCTGAAGTGGCTCCGACATTTGCGGTCATTACAGCTGCAGCCATATTCAAGATGTTACCCAAAGCGTCTGAGTTGCCCGGACCCATTGAGATGATCTGGACGGGGAAGGTCATTTTGGCGATGTTGTAGTTCCACATCGTGAACGATGGCGCGCTAATGAAAACGCATGGTGGACGCATATTGCGCGGATCCGATACGACCTGCAAGCCAGTTGCAGTTGCAAGCTTTGTCGTCAATGCGCTCATGGCGTTATTGAAGAGGTCGGTGTAGTTGGAAACTGTCATGCGCAAGCTGGGCGATCAATGCCAAGAAGTTGTTTGATCTGTCCGTTCATTCCGACGACTGGTGTCTGACCCATGTCTTGATAGCTTGAAAATACATCAACCGATCCTCGAGCTTTATAGAGAGCTCCGCCATACATCACGGTTCCGAGATACACATCTTGCGATGGCACGGTGGTCAGTGAGTCTCCTGTGTACCCTGCTTCAGCTCTTCGGCGACTGCAGAAGGCATTCGATGCAGCTGCACATATCGTCACGAACGCTTGATCGCTGGCGCTTGCAACGGAGATGCCAAGCCAGTCGAGGATGTTTTGTTGTGTGATCCATGTGCAGGTCTGGGTATATGTGACCGTTCCTGTTGAAGCTACACGCGAGACATCGCTTGCGGTCTTTGCGTAGAGCACCTGATTAGGGATCGGCACATTGAAGTCGTAGAGCAGATCTCCTTCGCTGTCGATTCCAAGGTACTCAAACTCTGGAAGCGCATAGCAGACATATGAGCCATTGAAGGTGCTATCGACTGATGTGACTGTGATGGACTCGCCGACTGCAATTTCCGATGGGGTCAGAAGTTGCAGTACGGCGTAGTTATCCAGCAGGTACTTGTGAGTGACGCTGTATGTTGCCATGAGCGGTAGCCCCGCTCTCGACTAAGCCTGTGTGATCTTGCGAATCATGCTCGAGTTAGCAGCGAAGGTTGCTGCATATCCGAACACGCTCATCTGGCGACCGAGAGTGCTAGGCACTTCGACGCTAAGCAAGCCACGATCTTGACGGTAGACCTCGAAGGCGTTCTTGTTCATGATGACCATTGTCTTGGCTGCGAACTTGTTGTCCACCACGATCTCAAGACCGAGTGGGTTCATGCCTGACCATGATGTAGCTGAACCAGCTCCAAGTGAGTTCATGCCATTCAAGCCCGGTGCACCGAGTGCTGGGAAGATTGGACGCTTAGTGCTGTCTACAAGCTGACCCATCAATGCCCAAGTTGCAGGATCCACGAACATGTGTGTCGGCAAGTAGTTCGTTGCTGACGAGATGGTTACTGCTGCATCGTAGATTGACTTCATCAAGTCTTCTGGAGTTAGGTCCCACACGCCATCTGACGAAGCGGCTGCAAGCAAGTTGTCTGCAGCGTAGTTGTCGATTGCGCTGAGGTACTGTCCAGCCAAGTCTTGAATGATGATCTGCATTGCGTTCGGATCAGTGAAGTCGATCACTTGGTATGAGAGCTGGGCTTGTCCAGCGAATGTCACTTTGCTAACCGTGTTCGCTGCGATCACTGCAGTCGTTGCCGATACTGCTGTGAGTTCAGTGCTTTGCTGTGCCACCGTCGGGTGGGTAGTCCAAGTTGGTCTCACGAATGTCGCGCCAGTGTTACCAGCTGGCATCGCGCGAGTGCCGAGTGCATTTAGCACAGGAGCGATGTAGTTGATATCCGCGAAGACAGGAGCCAAGATGCTGACCGGAACGATACCTGCGTCATTGCTGAGCACATTGTCTCCAGCTGCAGCTTCAATGTCTGACTTGTGATAAGCGCGATAGTCGTTCCATACGCGAGATGCGTTGGCTGCAACTTCTCCGCCTTTGTGCATTGCTGCAACAAACTCGGCTGCACTTGGCAGGCGTGGTTCACGCTTTGCTGATGCGAAAAGTGGTGTCGGGGTTGATGCCTCGACTGGTGCTGTTACTTCAATTTCTTGTGCCATTTCTTGCTCCTGTTCTGGGACTACT